TTCACGCCACTCAACGGCCTCGGCCTTCCATGGAAGATCATCCCGTTTCAGTTCCTTGGCAGTGAGAACAACGACACCAGCATCGACGACTCTCCGCTGTATGACATGGCCGTGCTCAACATCGGGCATTACTGCAACAGCGCGGACTACGAAGACTCGGTGTGGTTTTCCGGGCAGCCTCAGTTCTGGATTTCTGGCCTCGACGAGGCTTGGCGCGATCACCTGGAAGAGAACGGTATTTACGTTGGCTCCCGCGCACCATTGACGCTGCCGGCCAATGGGTCATGCGGTTTTGCCCAGCCTGAGCCGAACACGCTCGTGAAAGAGGCGATGGACGCTAAGAAAGAAGACATGGTGTCGCTCGGCGCCCGGTTGATCGAGCAGGGGAGTGCGGTGAAAACCGCAACCCAGGCCGACAACGACAGCGCCGCCGAACATAGCGTGCTGTCGCTTGTGGTGAGCAACGTCAGCGAGGCCTACAGCCAGTGTCTGGTCTGGATGGCTGAGTTCGTGAACGCTACGGGTGAAACCCTCTACAAACTCAACCAGGACTTCAGCCAGATCACCCTGGACGCAACGATCCTCACTGGGTTGTTCAACGCGGTTCAGGGCGGCAAGCTGCCGTCGTCTGACTTCTGGCAGTACCTGCGCGATCGCGGGGTTATTGATCCCGAGAAGACCGACGACCAGATCCGCGACGAGCTGGAAACCGAGGCCCCGGCACTCGACCTGGATGATGACGAGGTAATCCCGAATGGCCGCAAACCAAGTGATCCTTGATGCCACGATCAGGCACGCCGTCTTTCTCGAGCAGCTGAAGTCCGGCGAGGTCGCTAAGTTCGGGCCTTTCCTTAAGGAGATTGACCGCTCGATCCGTGAGCGGCTGACTCGGACCGATCTGACGGATTACACCATCATCAGACTGGAGCGGTTGCTGAGTGAAGTGGACAGCCTGCTGCTGGGCATCTTCGAACGCTACAGCGATAAGCTGAACCTCGACCTGGTGGACATTGCCAATTACGAGGCCGAATTCGAAGCGACCAGCCTGACCCGGGCGGCGCCGGTGGGCGTCTCGTTTGATGCCGCGGTGCCAGGTGCTGCTGCAATTCGGACGGCCATCCTCACCAATCCGCTCAGCGTGCGCGGTGCTGACGGCGGCAAGCTGCTCAAGACCTTCATTGATGGCTTCACCGCCACCGAGCGACAACGCCTCACAGGCGCGATCCGGCAGGGCTTCTTCGAAGGCCAGACCAACTTCCAGATCATCAAGAACATTCGCGGTACCAAAGCGCTTCAGTACAACGACGGGATTCTGGCCACGACCAACCGGAACGCCGGCGCCGTGGTGCGGACGGCGGTGCAGCACGTTGCCACCCAAGCGCGCATGGAGACGCTGAAAGAGAACTCCGACGTCGTGCAGGCGGTGGAGTGGGTCAGCACCCTGGACGCGAAGACCACCAGCCAGTGCCGGACGCTCGACAAGCAGCGCTTCAAGCTGACCGAGGGGCCGAGGCCGCCGATCCACATCAATTGCCGATCGACGATTGTTGCGGTGACTCGCTTCAGCGCTTTGTTTGCCAAGGACGCCACGCGGGCATCCGTCGGCGACGGTGGTGCTCAGCAGGTGAGGGCAGACCTCAGCTATTACGACTGGCTCAAGCAGCAGCCGGCGGCGTTTCAGGACAAAGCTATCGGCCCGGTTCGGGCAAAACTTTTCCGTGAAGGTGGTTTAAGTGTCGAACGCTTCGCCGAGCTCCAGCTTGATCGGAATTTTGCACCGCTGACCCTTACGCAGATGAAAGTCCTAGAACCGCTAGCGTTCGAGCGGGCAGGCTTGGTAGTGTGATAAAAACGCCATGGACGATAAAGCGAATCATGAAGTTCGACCTCACAATTGCCGAAAAATACGACGTTGCTAACTGTTTTTACTTTTATCAATGCGCCGTCAATGCGAATTATCAGCCGGGAGCTTTAGCGCAACTGGCAAGGCTTGACACGATTGTTCAGAAAGCAATCAATCAGAAAAGACTCGATGATGATGAGATCAACAGAATTATCTTATTTGTCACCGAATATCCCGACTTACTTGAAGAGGCTAAGAAGTTTGGGGTGGGGTTGAACGACTTGATTGTGAAAGCTTACGAGCAGAAACCGTATGGGCCGAAGGCCGCTGAAACAATACGGATGGCCTACTACTGCTAAGAGATGAAAAAGACAGACCCGCTTCGGCGGGTTTTTTTATGCCCGCAGGCAGGGCCTGCACCCAAGTCTCTGGGAGACAACCAATGCTGAAATTTCAACTGGACAGCCTGGATGGTGTCGACGAAGCCGTGCGCGCTCTTTACACCGAGAAGGACGGCAAGTTCGTGCTCGGCATTGAAGGCCTGCCTCAGCCTGAGGATGTCTCTGGCCTGAAATCCAAGGTTCAGGAACTGCTGGACGAGAAGAAAGCCGCCGACAAGGCGCGGAAGGACGCCGAAGATCAGGCGCGCCTGGAGCGCGAAGAGAATGCCCGGAAGTCCGGCAACGTCGAAGAGCTCGAAAGATCCTGGTCTGAAAAATACAACCGCCGCGAAGCTGAGCTGAACGGCACGCTGGAACAAGAGCGTGGAACGCTGAATGGGCAGATCCGTGATCTGACTGTCGGCCGTACCGCTACTGATATCGCGTCTGCCCTAGCTATTCCAGGCAGCGCCAAAGCCCTGTTGCCGCACATCGAGCGCCGGTTGAGCGTCGAGCAGCGCGACGGGAAGCCTGTTGTGGTCGTTCTCGACCAGCAGGGCAAGCTCTCGGCGGCAACGCTGGATGAGCTGAAAGCAGAATTCGCAAACGACACGGCGTTCGCGCCGTTGATCGCGGGTAGCAAAGCATCCGGCGGCGGGGCCAACGGTGCTGGAGGTGGCGGCGGGGCCGCGAAAGGAAAAATTGGCGGCACCAAGGAGGAGCGACAGGCAGCGATCGCGAGCCGGTTCCCCGATCTCCCACTCAAGTAAGGAAATAATTCATGTCTCTGGCTCAAATGCAGGTTTTCAACGAGTTCGTCATGCCTGCCACCCTGGAAACGCTCGATCAAATGACTGATGCGTTCAACCAGGCCAGTAATGGCGCAATCGTGCTGTCTCCGGACGGCTTCACTGGCGACTTCTTGCAGGAGTCGTTCTTCCAGAACCTGGCCGCTGCTCAGCGTCGTGTTGATCGTTACGCTGCCAACGCCACTGTCAGCGCAACCGACCTCACCGAGCTGAAGAACACTTCGGTGAAAATTGCCGGCGGCTTTGGCCCGCTGCGCTATGAGCCGGCTCAGATGACCTGGTTGCAGCGCCCAACTGCGCAAGGCATCGAAGTCGCCAGCCGTGCGTTCGCTGAGGTCCTGCTGAAGGACCAACTGAACACTGCCATTGCAGCGCTGGTGGCTGCGATCACCGCTCAGGCGGCTGCGACCAACGACGTGTCGGCCACTCTGGGCATCACCCAGTCCGCGCTGAACAACTCGCATGCGAAGTTCGGCGACTCCAGTCAGAACCTGGTAACTCAAGTTATGCAGGGTTCGACCTGGCACAAGCTGGTAGGCCAAGGCCTGGTCAACTCGGCGAATCTGTTCCTCGCCGGCAACGTTCGCGTTGTCGACATTCTGGGTAAGATTTCCATCGTGACCGATGCCCCTGCGCTGATGCAGGCAGGCACTCCAAACAAGGAAATCATCTTGTCCCTGGTGTCTGGCGCTGCGCTGGTTCACGACAACCGAGACATCATCTCGAACGTCGAAACCACCAACGGCAAGGGCCGCATTGAAACCACCATTCAGACCGACTACACCTTCGGCCTGGGCATGAAGGGTTACACCTGGGATACCACTGCTGGCGGCGCTTCGCCGACCGATGCTGAACTGGCGACCGGTACCAACTGGGACAAAACCGCTGCCAGCATCAAGCACACCGCTGGTGTGGCTCTGATCGGTGACGCCTCCAAGTAACCCCTGACGGCCGAGCCGGGCCTGCGTCCGGCTCAGCGAGGACATGATCATGAGCAACAAGAACATCTGGTATCTCCCGGGACCGTTCCACCAGTACCAGGAAGACGTGAAGGCGCTGGCCAAGAAGGCCGGCCTGCGCATCATCGACGCGAATGTGACCGAAGGTCGTGAAGATAAAGCTGACGACACGCCCAAAGTCACGCTGAAGAAAGTCGAGCAGCATCTGGTGCTGGTTGTCGATGGGGGTTTCGGCAAGGCTGAACTCGAAGAGCTGATCGGCAAGATGCGCATCGAAAGCGATATGGTCCGCGCTGTCATTGATGGGCTTGACGCTGGCGAGATTGAAAAGCCGGAAGCCGGTGAGCTCGCAATCCGCCTATACGATGCGCTCGACAGTATCCGTGCTCAGATGATTGATCTGGCCGGTGCGCGCGAGGGTCTTGCGGCGGAAAACGAGAAGCTGCGCAATGAGCTCGCCGAGTTGAAGGCAGGCGAAGGCGTGGAAGTCGAAGCCCTGAAGGCTCAGCTCGACGCTGCTGGCGTGACCTACCGGGCCAACGCCTCGAAAGAATCCTTGGAAAAGCTCGTCGCTGATCTGCCCAAGGCGTAATACTGCTGGCTACCGGTAACCCGGCGGCCAATCAATCAAAACTCAATCCAGCGAGTTGATCCATGACACTCATCATCGAGGACGGCACCGGCAAGCCTGACGCCGAAAGCTACGCGAGCGCCGCGGACTTGGTCATGTACGCCGGCAAGTTCGGCGTGACCATCCCAGCGGACGAGCCGGCACAAGAGGCACTGCTTCGCCGGGCCGCCTTGGCGATGGATGGAAAGACCTGGAAAGGGCGCAAGACGGACAGCGATCAGGCATTGGCCTGGCCGCGCCGCGGTGTTGAACTGGACTGCCAGATCAAGCCCGACAACTACCTGCCGGCTCGAATCCAGTACGGCCAGATGGCCTTGGCTGCTGAGATTCATCAGGACGATATCGACCCGGTGGAGAAGCGCAAAGGCGCGGTGACGCTGGAACGTGTCGAAGGGGCAGTGACTCGCGAGTACGCGACGATCCCGAACACCAGCGGCCGACTGTTGCCGGCGGCGCCGGATCGGCCGAGCGCCACTCAGTTTGCCGACTACCTACAGAAGCGGGGCCTGTTCGCCGTCCGCGCATGACTGAATCGGAGCCACCATGGCCTTCTACGACGAAATGGCCGTGATGGCTCTGGAGATGATCACAGAGTTCGGCCAGCCGGTGATCATTCGAGCAATCACCGCCGGCGAGTACGATCCGGAAACCGGCACCGCTGGCCCTGGCACCGTAGTTGAGCAGACCGCCCAAGGCATTCTGCTCGAATTCACCGGCCAAGAATTCCAGAACAACAGCCTCATCAAGCAGGGCGACAAGAAGCTTAAGATCGCTGCGCAGGGGCTTGAGTGGGTGCCGGACCTGTT